GTTATAAACCTTTGCGGAGGTTTCTGTGCAGATATCAATAGTACGGTTCAATATGTCTCGGATATACAGCGGAGGCGTTGCCGAAGACTTTTTTATATCAATTTTCCAATCGTAATCACTGTCAGTACCTATATCTAATTTAATGCGCGCCAAGTTAAATGCTGGTTCTTTACGTATATAACCAAACCAAGTTCCAAATACAATCAGTCTTCGGTTTCTATAAACGTAAACGCCTTGATGTGCTGTAATTCCATATGGACCGTCTGCATCTGCAAGTTCACTATCCGTTTTAAACTTCGTTTTATGCGGCAGCGTATAAGGTTGTATAACAACTTCTTTGCCGTCTTTACAGTAAAACTCTTCACCAAGCTCTTGAGTTGCATTGTTATTTAGACAAAACGGATTCCAAGCCACAACCGGAACATTATTTATAGAAATCTGCAAACTATTTTCTTCAATAAATCGGTGAAAAACCAGCCCTAAATGCTTTGAAACAGAATCAACTAAAACATAAAAACTATTTTTTGCCTTGGTGGATTCTGAATTATTTTCGGGTATTATGCGGTCTAAGGAATCAATAACTATTACAGTTCCATTGCTCCAGTCATCCAAGTATTCCGCAAACTCTGTTTCTTGGTGTATAAGGAGCTTCCACAGCCCTGAGGCATCTGCTTCAATAAATGATAAATCCCAGCAAGCATTTGAATAAATATTATTTATCTTGGAAACAACCTCAAGTTTTTTCCCCATAGAGAAGGCAGCTGTTTTCATGCCCATTCCAAATCGTCCCAAATCATTTTTGTCTCTAACTAAATCCGGAGAATAGGCTCCAATTTTCATTGATTTTATCAGCTTTTCTTGATCCATTCCTGTACCGTTATCGCAAATAATAATCTTTGACGTTTTCCCGGCCCAAATAAATTGTATTTCTACAACATCTGCGCCAGCTGCAATACAATTATCAACTATGTCAGCAATTGCTGTTTCAGGTTTATAACCCACAGAACGCAATGAAGACATAAGTAGATGTGCATCTGGCGTTAATTCAACAAAAGGTTCTCCTTGCACAGAAATCATCCCCCCTCCACCGTAGATTTCAATAATGATACTGCATCGTTATTTAATTTCACTTCTTCGGTCAACGAAATGATCATTATTGTAGCAAGCCGATTAGGCTTCACTCTGCCATTTTCCCAACGATTTACTGTAGAAAAACTTACATGAAGTTTTTGAGCAAATGTTACTTGTGTTAATCCAAGTTCCGTTCTTATTTGTTTTATAGCTTCACATATCTGCATATTTCTACACCTCATTTATCATAAATAATACCACATTTTATATAGCATTGTCTATACTCGTCGAAAACAGGCTTAATCTTGCCGTATCAATACACATATCCATATAAAACGAGCCAATTCTAGCATAATCTCCACTGGTATTGGCTCGTTTCATTTTGTAGGTACTGTCTTCACACTATTTTAGAAAGTCTCAAGAGCACTCCTCAAAACGCCGTTTATGTCACCTGTTCCCATCTTTACACCCCTTTTCTACACACTGAACAAGCCCCCTATACTCATCCATATGGTTCCAAACAATTTCGATTTTTTTGCTTCCATAGATATAGATACTGTCAATCAGTTCATCAACCATTTCTTTTGAAAGCTCTGTAAATCCCTCATATCGCTTGAAGCTCTCGATGATGGAACACGGTTGACCATTTTTCTGATAGCTGCTTTGCAGTGCTGTTTCAAGTTCTGCGATTTGGGCATCTGTTTCCGCAAGCTGCTTTCCTATATCCGTTTTTTCGCTTATGTAGCTGTCCCTGTCCAAAATTCCAGCCTTGTATTTTTCATACGCCTTAACTTTGGAGGTATTCAGCTTGGCAAGGACGGCTTGGAGTTGTTTCAGCTGCTCCGTCAGATCAGTTATGTCATTATGGGTTTGCATCTTGATTTTATTCAAAAGCTCTTCCATATCAAGCATGACCGCTATCTGCGTATGTATCACGGATAGGACGGTCTGTATCAGGCTGCTTTCGGAAATTCTTTCTCTCGGACAGTTGCTGTCAGCTACATACTGATGGCTTTCACAATAATAATATGCCCTCGCCGGAGTGCTGTTGCTTCTTCTCATAGCGTGCCGACAAACCCCGCATTTGACTTTGCCCAGCAGGGGCCTGACCTCGATGTGTTTTCTAATCCTTTGAGGAGCGGAAAAAAGATCCTGAACCGATGTAAATAGTTCTTCCGAAATAATCGCCTCATGGGTATTCGGCACGATAATCCACTGATCTTTCGGAACCCGTTTCCCATGCTTGCTCCCAACACTAGGGGTACGATTTTTCCCGTTTACCATTTTCCCCGTGTAGCGTTCATCGCGGATAATGGTCAGGACGGTCGTATTATGCCAGTAGTTCCGATCCCCGACCACGTTGTATTTGCGGTCACAGCCCATAAGACGCTTATAGGCATACGGCGTCGGGATATTCTCCAAATTTAAGGCGGCTGCAATCTGGACTGCGTTTTTTCCCTCGTCCGCCATGGAAAAGATACGCCGGACTATAGCGGCGGCTGTTTCGTCAATCACCAGCTTTTTGCGGTTTTCCGATGATTTCGCATAACCGTAAGGGGCATGACTGCCGATAAACTCACCTTTTTCCATGCGGTTTTTTTTTGCACTTCGCACCTTCTGCGATAGGTCTTTGCTGTACAATGCATAGATCAGATTGCGGAAACCAATATCAAGCCCTCCGGTCGTGCCGTCAAAATCGTTGCTGTCAAAGCGGTCGTTTACCGAGACAAACCGAACCCCCAAAAAGGGAAATATCTGTTCCAGATAATCTCCAATATCAATATAGTTCCTGCCGAAACGAGAAAGGTCTTTCACAAGGATACAGCATATGTTTCCCGCACGCACTTCTTCCATCAGGGCTTTCACGCCCGGGCGGTCAAAATTTGTACCGCTGTAACCGTCGTCGCAAAACTCGACTGCTTCATATTGTGAGAGTTCAGGAGAGTTTTCTACAAAATTTATAAGAAGCTCCCGCTGGTTCGTAATGCTGTTGCTTTCACCTTCGTTTTCGTCCTCTTGGGATAAACGGATATATCGGGCAAGGAGATTTTTGCTCATACTATACCCTCCTCGACCTCTGCCTCAATATAGCGAAACAGGCTTTCAAATTCATCCCTGTACCGAAAGCAGACGGATACGGTTTTATCGTTGAATACTTCCACCCGTTCTATCAGTTCGGCAGCCATTTCTCTCGTTATAGTTTTGTTCTTTCGCCATTTCTTCAAAGCTGTGAGCCATGGATTCTGAGGGGTCAGCATGGTGTCCTGCCTGTACTTTTGCAGGGACAGCTCATCAAGGCGGCTCCGCAAAACATCTGCATCTTCCTCATACTTGGATTTTGTAAAGAGATATTCTGCTTCGTCAAGGAGCTTTGCCCGATAGTCCTCATATAAAGAACTTCTGAGCATGGACAGTCTGGACAGCTTTTTTTCCGTTTCGGTGATCTCGGGGTCAAGGGCATTTTGGCGCTGGCTGAAGCTTTTCCTCGCATTCAGTTTCGATACCAACCGTTCTGTGTCCACGGCAAGGTCAATCTGCTTACGGATAACCGTATAGAGAACGTCTAACAGCTCCGGTTCATCCATCCGCTTTTTGGTACAATCGTGTTTGGAAATATCCTCATAGGTAGCACAGGTGAAGTAATAGAATGCCTTACCGTCTGCTTTGGGCATCTTGCGGCGTTTCATACTCCGCTTGCAGTCGCCGCAGAAAACCAGCCCTTGCAGAACGCCTGACTCTTGCGGTATCCTTATATTCTCTACAATGGATTCCCGTTCCCGTTTCATTTGCCGCACTGCCAGAAAGGTTTCTTCATCAACCAGCGGTTCATGAGTATGCTTGATTTCCACCCACTGCTCCTGCGGCATATTCACACAGCCGCCAATGCCCCATAGGTCGGATTTGGTTTTACCCTGAACCATGTGTCCAAGGTAAACCGGATTGACCAAAATCCTGCGGACGGCGCTCTTATACCAATACCGCATGTCGGCATATCGCTCACTTTTTAAAATACCCTTTGTATAGCGATACCGGCTTGGGGAGGGAATACCCAATTCGTTCAGCCTCTGCGCAATGCGCATATCTCCCATGCCGTCCCTTGCCCACTTAAAAATATTTCGGACAACGGGTGCGGTTTCCTCATCAATCACCAGCTTGCCGCCCTCTGCTTTCAAGTAGCCGTAGGCCGCAATACACCCGGTAAATTCTCCTCTGCTTCTCATGACCGCAAGCCCTGATTTTATCTTCTGCGATATATCTCTGGCATACACATCATGAATCAGGTTTTTCAGCGGGACAACATAGCCTTCATCCTGATTGTTAGGGTTCAGGCTGTCATAACCGTCGTTCACGGAGATAAAGCGCACATGAAAAAACGGCAGTATTTTTTCAAGATAAGTTCCGGTTTCAATGTAGTTTCTGCCGAAACGGGAAAGGTCTTTGACTACAATGCAGTTGATTTTCCCTTGTTTAACAGCTTCCATCATCTCCTGAAAGCCGGGGCGCTCAAAGTTCGTCCCCGTCTGATTGATGTCCTTATAAATAGATATGAGCTTTAAGCAGGGTCTTTCCCCGATATAGCGTTCCAGCATGGCAATCTGATTGCCGATGGAATCGCTTTCCTTTTTCCGGTCATCTTCAAAAGACAGCCGCCCATAGATACAGGTGTTCCATGATGGCTCTAAAACGGTCGGGACGGGAGCTTCTATCGCTTTTCTGCTGGTTCTCGCCATTCTACATCACCCCCTGTCTTGCAATCAGAGAGGGTTCTGCAATCAGTTTTTTGGCGTTTTCAGCAAAGAGCAGAGTCCGTTCATATTCATATTGATACCGGAACCGGATTTCCACCCGGTTGCCGGGATAGACATGAATCCACTCAATCAGGGAAACCATGACCTTTCGGGACAGCTCGGTGATATTCCGGTTCTTTTTGAAGGCTTCCACCCAAATACTGTTTGCCCCTTTTCCCGCAAGAATCGTATTTCTATCCTGTTCCAGCCGTTCGGCGGCTTGCTGTGCTTCCACACACTTTTTTCCGTAGATGCCCTTGAACTCCCTGTATTCCTCTGCATCAATCACACCGCTTTTCAAGTCCTCATAAATAGACACTTTGAGGTTTTTATACTTTTCGATTTCCTCCTGCTTCATCAGAAGCTGGGTATCAATCTTTCTGATTTCCTCCTGCTGCATGGGAAGTGTGTCGATAAACGAGATAATCTGCTCTATATCCAGAATCGAAGCGATATGATTTTGAAGTGCTTGCAGGACTGCCTTTTCCAGTATCCGCTCACTGATGCAGTGGGTGGTGCAGCCGTCCCCGGCCTTATTCTTTGAGCAATAATAATAGGTGTAACGCTTACCGCCTGCGGGTACGATCTTCCGTACCATGCCGCTCTTGCAGTCTGCACAGAAAATCAAGCCGGAGAATGGGTAAACCGTTTCCTCGTTCGGTGCGAGACGGGTGTCCTGTGCAAGCACACGATTCACCGTATCAAACACCTCCTGCGAAATAATCGGCTCATGAGTGTTTTCCACCCGAATCCATTTATCCTCCGGCTTCAGCACCCGCTGTTTGATTTTGTAGTTGGGGGTGCTTTCCTTTCCCTGCACAAGATGCCCTGCATAGATGGGGTTTTTCAATATCCGCCCAATCGCCACGGCAGTCCATTTTGCCGTGGGCTTTACCTGAAAACTGGTAGCAAAATTCAGCCCCGATAACCGCTTGTATTCCATAGGGGACGGCTCACTGATTTCATTGAGTCGGTCGGCGATCCCTTGCTGGCTTAATCCCTCCAGCTTCCAAGCAAAAATATCCCGCACAATCTTTGCGGCATAGGGGTCAATGACCAATTGATTTTTATTTTCTTCCGACTTCAAATAACCGTATACGGCAAAGGAGCCGATGAATTCGCCCTTTTTACGCTTTATATCAAGCTGGCTCCTGATTTTAACGGAAATGTCCCTGCAATACGCATCGTTGACGAGGTTTTTAAAAGGAATAATGATTTCGTCTGACTGTGTTCTTTCCTTTGCGCTGTCATAGCCGTCGTTGATGGCAATGAAGCGCACACCCAAAAACGGAAAAATCCGCTCAATA